GAACATAAACGGGGCATGATGCATGAAGCTACGATAACTTCATTAGTTAAAAACGTAGCGGATACACTATATAAGCATTACCCCGGACACTTATGGGCTGTTGGCCCTAGCAATGATTATTCAATGCTGGCGATATGGAATGAAGCTCTATCCAATAAGTATGGAATGTGGATAAGAGTTAATGATATTGACCCTGAATACAGAAATATCATGCGTTGGGCAGGTGAGTTACTTGAGCGGGCTAAAGTTACTAGAGGGGCCGCAAATGAGGACGAACTAGCATCCCTCGAAAGAGATTCTTTAGGCGAAGCGAAGTTCTATGGATAATGAAGTCCCAATCAATAAAGATACGCTAAAGTCACCGTGGCTTAGACTTGCTGAAGACGCTTACACTTCTTCAACTTCTTATTTAGATTCAAATTACAGAAGACAGTGGGAAAGGAATTTATCATTATTCCAATCCCAACATCCTTCTGGTTCTAAATACCATACGTCTCAGTATACGCATAGGTCACGACTTTTCCGTCCTAAAACTAGGTCAGCAATAAGAACTAATGAAGCCGCAGTAGCGGCGGCATTTTTTGCCACTGAAGATGTTGTATCTGTTTATCCTCAGAATGATTCTGACCCAGAACAAAGGGCATCCGCAATCATATTGAAGCATCTTCTTCAGTATAGATTAACGAAAACTATCCCTTGGTTTCAAACACTTGTAGCGGCCTATCAGGAAGCCTTGGTATTTGGTTCAGTTATTTCGCATCAATACTGGGACTATAAAGAACGGAAGAGCAAGAAAAAGGTTCCCATTAAAGATGCGGAAGGGAATGCTATTTTCAACGAAGATGGAACTGAAGCCGAAGAGTCTGAAGAGGCTGTGGATGTTATAAGCGATGCACCATCCATCAGGTTAGTTGCTTCTGAAAACTTTAGGATAGACCCTGCTTCTGATTGGAATGATCCTATAAATAGTTCTCCGTTCGTGATTGAAATAATTCCGATGTACCTACAAGATGTTATTGAAAGGATGTCGGAGATTGATCCAAAAACTGAAGAGCCTAAGTGGAAACGATTAACAACTGGCGAACTCATGGAGACGACCAAGAGAGCCGAGTTTGATTCCACACGGCAGACAAGACAGGGTAACAGACAAGACCCTATATCTGATAGGACAGAAGAAATATCTGACTATACGACTGTATTTATTCATAAGAATATCATCAGGAAGGATGGCAAAGACTGGTTGTTTTATACGGCTGGCACTAAGTACATGCTTACTGATCCAAAGCCTCTTTTGGATGTTTACCCTCATCTTAAAGAAAATGAACGCCCTTATGTTATGGGCGGTGCGGTTATCGAGGCACACAAGACTTATCCAAGTTCCTTGGTTGAACTTTCCCAAGACCTACAGACAGCCGCAAACGATATTACAAACCAGAGAACAGACAACGTACAACTTGTTCTCAACAAGCGTTACCACATTCGCAGAAGTGCCAATATAGATATACACGCCCTAAAGAGAAGCGTACCGGGCGGTTCTGTGATGATGGACGATCCTATGACGGATGTTCAGATCGTTAACACGCCAGATGTAACCGCCAGTTCTTATGAGGAACAGGACAGGTTAAATGTGGACTTTGATGACATTGCTGGAAACTTCTCTCAGTCAACGGTTCAAACTAACCGCATGATGAATGAGACTGTAGGTGGCATGGAAATGCTGTCTTCCAATGCAAATTCTATTATTGAATACATGATTAGGACTTTTGCAGAAACTTGGATTGAGCCGGTTCTCATGCAGATAGTTCGTTTAGAGCAATATTATGAAACAGATGAGGTGGTTTTGAATGTTGCGGCAAATCGTGCAGAAGAAGAATCGCAAACTGAACCGGGCTTCTTTCAAAGGTATGGATCAGATGATGATTACTTGCTTCGACATGAAATGACTGTTGGGGTGAACGTGGGTATGGGCGCAACTGATCCAGTTAGAAAGATTGAAAGACTTCTATTAGGCATCAGGACTATGGGGGAGATAAATCCTGAAATTATTAGTCTTCTCAATCAACCGGAAATTACCAAGGAAGTGTTTGGCGCACTTGGCTATAAGGATTCCAAAAGGTTTATTACCGATCAGCAACCTGCACAACTTGAACAGCTTACTGCACAGGTACAGGAACTCTCTGGTATTGTTCAGCAACTTATGGAGCAAGGAGCATCGAAAGAACTTGATGTTAAAGGGAGAATTCTTACTGCCCAGATTAAGGCGCAAGCAGATGTTGCTTCCGCGAAAGAAAAGGCTCTTGGTCAGGTTATGTCTTCAAGGATTTCAGCAGATCAGAAAGATGGTTCAGAGATGCTTAAACAGCAACTTTCCCTTATTGATTCCCGCATAAAAGCAGAGAAGAATAACATTGCCAAAGGAGAACTACTTCTACAGAAAGAATCTCTCATTCATAAAATGATTATGGATCAGCCCGCTTTGGGAATAGACCCAGAAGGGAAAAAGATGAGTGAGGTAACTATGAACGATGCATACGGTGATATACCGGGGGCTGAAGGTTGAATCACTTAAAAGACGTAGGTGAAAATTATTTCAAGCATGGTCTTACTGCGTTATGGGTTTCAGCTAATTTGTTTTTCCTTTTTGTCGTGTCTTTAATACACGCAATTTTCCCTTTTATTTTTACTAATGAAACGTCCAACGGTATTTTTTCTTTAGCTGAACAAATGGAAGAAAGAAAATCTCAAGGTTTGTTACCAACCAAACCTGAAATCACAGATTAAATGGACGAAGCAGAACTGCTTATGGCTGAAGTCCGATTGGGTCTTCAGACCAAGGAATTTTTGAATTCCCCACTGGGTAAGTATATTTCTGGGCGAGCTATGAAGTCCAAGGAAGAAGCACTTGAGTCTATGATGATTATAGACCCAAACGATACTGAAACCATAAGGGAACTTCAATTCCGAGCTAGGTTGCCTTCTATTGTCTTTATTTGGCTTGACGAGGCTATAAACCAAGCAAAACATGCAGAGGAATCTCTGCAAGAAATACAGGAGTCGTAATGGACGCTATCCCAAAGGACGTGGACGAAGAACTCAAAGAAGATGAAGCATTAGAAGAGAAACTATCCAGACATGAATCTGAAATAGAACGAATTGCCGCTAATGTCCAAGAAGGACATGAAAATTTTGACAATGATATTACCGGCAAAGAAGAAGAACCAACTGTTACCGAAGAGGAATACCATAACCCTCTACTAAGGAAGGATGACGAGTGGTACGTTAATGCCAAGGTAGATGGTAAAGAGGTAGAGGTTCCGTGGAATGAAGTTGTTTCACAGTACCAAAAGAAATCTTCTGGTGACAAGAGACTTCAACAGGCCGCAGAAAAGCAACGAGAGTTGGAGGATTATGAGGCCAAGTTGAATGCATATAGGACTCAATTAGAGTCCCAAACACGCCCGCCATCTACGGACGCGGGTGAATCGCCATCCGACCCGGACGCGACTGACGCTCTTTATGAGCAATACCACGATGCCCTCTTTCAAGGTGATGAAACTAAAGCAAGTAAATTGCTGAAGAAGATTCGCACATCAGAAAAGCCAGCACCTCAAATTGATGTCAAGAATATCATTGAGCGTACAAAGACAGAGATGAGAGAAGAGGAGAAAAAGGCCAGAGAACGGGGTTATGAATCTCGTCGAAAGCAAGCAGTAGAGATGTTCCATAAGGAATTTCCCGAAGTTGCTCAAGACAAATCATTACTCGCTGTTGCTGACCGTCGTTCTGCTGAACTCTACGCAGAGAATCCTACCCGTGATCCTTGGGACATCATGCAAGAATGCGCTACATATGCGCGGGAATGGCTGATGCAGTATGTGGATGAACTGGGCGGAAAATCTAAGGGAGTCACGCGCCAGAAGCGCAAACAGGACATGGATGAGGTTGCGCCTAGGAACGTCAGAGGCCATCTCGGCGAAGACGAGACTCAGCCAACTTATTCCGACATCATATCGGAGATGAAGAAAGAAAGGGGTCAACCCTCTTAATCTCCGCACTTTAACAATCTGTAAAGGAGAAACAGCTAATGGCTGGACAGGTATGGGGAACAAGTTCCCTAGGTGGGTACATGTACTCACTAAACTTATCCAAGGAACTGCGTGTTTCTCTGCGACCGATTGTGAAGTTTCGTCAGTTTGCTGATGTTAAGGATGCCGCGCATCAAGGTCTTAGCAAGGGTGATACATTCCATTGGAATGTGTATTCAACTGTTGCGACCGGTGGTGCGGCATTAGTCGAAAATACGGCGATTGCTGAAACAAATTTCACGATCACGCAGGGGACAATGACTGTTAACGAGTTTGGTAATAGCGTTCCTTTCACCTCCAAGCTGGATGATCTGTCTGAGCATCCTGTCAAGGAGATAATTCACAAAGTCCTGAAGGTGGACGCCGCGCAGGTGTTAGATGGTTTGGTTGCAGATCAAATCGACACATGTAAGTTGCGTGTTGTAGCAGAAACATCAACCTCTGCTGTAACGCTAACTACTGATGGCACTGCAACGCTTACCAATACCATTGCGTTGGGCAAGGATCATATCAAATCTATTGTTGATATTATGAAAGAGAGAAATATTCCATCCTATGAAGGTGACGATTATTTCTGCCTTGCATGGCCTACCACTTTCCGTACCCTAAAGAACAACCTAGAATCGATCAATCAGTATGTCGAAACTGGTTTCCAGATGATCCGTAATGGTGAAACTGGTCGTTACGAAGGTGTACGTTTTGTCGAACAGACGTATCGTGCCAAAGGTGGCTCTGCCACTGGTATGGGTACACCTGCCGGTGCATGGGCAGGAGGATTGTCCGATTGGGCTATTTTCTTTGGTTCTGATACCGTTGCCGAGGCTGTTGCGATTCCTGAAGAGATTCGGGGCAAAATCCCAACGGACTACGGACGTTCGAGAGGTATCGCTTGGTACTACTTAGGTGGTGCTGGTCTTATTCACACTACTGCCGCAGAATCCCGCGTTGTTATGTGGGATTCCAAGGCTTAGAGGAGGCTTATATGGCACAGTCAACTCAAGGTGTGGGCGTAAAATCGGGTCTTTCTGATCAACAGAAGATCACTTCGTCCCTGAAGGATTTGGGTCTTGCCTCTTCTGGCAAGAATCAGGTTCCTATGGGAACTGGTGTTCCTTCTAAAGCCCCTAACGGGACTACGCTAGACCCAAAGCATTAACCACAACAGGGGAAGGGGGCTTCGGCCCCCTTTTTCTTTGGTAAGGAATTATGGCACATAAAAATTTATCGCAGTCGCCACTGCCAGAAATGAAAGAAGTCGATACTTGGCAGGGTGTTGCTGATATTGACAAATCTGATATCGCTTGTCGATACGGTGAAGACAATACGGCGCATCACGTCGAAGGTGATGAGTGGGTAACCGGTGCAGTTGCACCACAGGATATGCATTCCCCTACTCATATGCGTTGGACATGGCCTACCCGCGCTATCCCTATTCGCTTCGGTAGATAATCATGGGTACAGTCACCATCAATGGCATTGAATATATAACTGAAGACGAAAAGCAGCATGGCTTTCACGCTAAAGATTATAAGGTAAGAACTGCTAGAGATGTCCTTCGTGATATGGGTGTCAAGGACAGGGCTGGTAGAACTGCGGATAAAGCTGACTTTGATTACGAACGGGACAAAATAGCAGAAAAAATACTTGGGCCGATGCCCAATTATGATCTTGATAAACCATTCCCCGGTAAAGGTCAGTTTGATGAGTCTAGGGGGTATAACCTGCGTGGTTCTGATGTAAATAACTATAGTTATTACGACAATAATCGCAAAAAGGTTATCAAGTTAGTAGAAGCCAAGACTGATGATGAAGTTGTTACTGACTCAAGGGAAGATGCGAGAACTACTGTTACACCACGTCAGGAGGCGGATACTACTGCTACTGAATCAAGTACGGAAGCGGTTGCTACTGATGAAGTAGTTACTACTGCGGCAGTCGATGAAGCCGTTACTGAGAAGGAGGCTCAAGAAGATAAACCTTTTCACGGAACTCAATTGGCGGAAGATTCAGAAGATAAATCTTCTGATTATAGGATTGTTACCCAGCTTGACAAAGAGTATGAGGATGTTTATTCAGACGATTCAGCCCCTACGCCAAGAGAACAGGAATGGATTGATTATGATGCCAAGGTGAAAGCGTATCTTTCTAACGAAGACGCGGTTTCCGATGTTCGGTTCAGTGATAGTAAGAGTTTTGGCGAAGAAGAAGCAAAAATTATACCCATACCGCCCAATGAAACAGACGCGGAAATGGTAGAACGTTTATCCCGTAGATGGAAGGGGGTAGCCAAGTGGTGGAATACACCCCAGTCGAAACTCGTATCTGGGGATTACAACCTTGTTTGGAACAAAGATGGAACTAGTCTTGATAGAGAAATAACAGACGAGGGTGCTTTTAGTAGAGTAATGTCAGGTACTGCTACTGAAGAAGATTTTAATGCATTGATTGATTGGGGAGGAAAAGAGAGTCCTCCGTGGGGCAATGTATATTTTTCAAAATCAGATATAAGCAGACTAGAAAAAATGCGCGACAGTCGATTCTTTCAGCGCACCAATCGTCCGAAAATAGAAACTGAAAATAATTCACAAGCATCAAGAAATGTTCGCAGGGCGGAGTCTTTACTTGATACCGCTGTGGGAATGCTTCTATCGTAAAAAAAATAGTCGTCCCAAATATACCTTGGGGCGAGTTAACTGATAATGACCTTGGCGGGGTAAGAGAAAATACAGTTGGCCTAGTCAGGTATGGTGGATTCGGTGATGCCCTACAGATAAGTTCTATCTTTCCACTGTTGAAAGAGAAGGGTAAGAGGGTATGCGTTAACGTCACTGAGAGAAGTTACGAAATACTTAGAAATGACCCTAATATAGATGAATTTCTTATTCAAAAAACAGATCAAATTCCTGTAGAAGAATTGGGCCAATATTGGGAACGTCTTGGGAAACTCTTTGATCAGTTCACCAATCTTGGGGGCATTATTGAGCAGGGGCTTCTCTGCTTAGAGGGTCAGGATATCTATACTGCACCCCATGAAGAACGACACGCATTACTGAATAAGAATTACTCAGAACTACTTCACAGTACGGCTGAAGTTGACCATATATTCAAGGTTAATTTTTATCCTTCCAAGTCTGAAAGAAAGTGGGTAAAGGTTCAACGTAAGAAGATGAAGCTAACGGCTAATAATTACGTTGTAATGATTACTCTTTCTGGATCATCCGTACATAAAGCCTATCCATACATGGATAGTGTTATTGCAAAGTTGTTATTAAAGTACCCTTCAGTACGCATAGTTATGGTGGGTGATGAAGTATGTCAGATTCTTGAGAGAGGATGGGAACAAGAACCACGAATATTTATGCGTAGCGGTAAATGGAATATTAGAAAAACATTAGCGTTTGCACAACAGGTTGATTTAGTTCTTGGGCCTGAAACTGGGGTACTTAATGCGGTGAGTTCTGATGACGTGGCAAAAATATGTCTTCTTAGTCACTCATCAATTGAAAATTTAACAAAGCATTGGACTAATACTACTTCTTTATATCCAAACAATGTTTCTTGTTATCCATGTCATATGATGCATTTTGGTTTCAAGAGTTGTAATAGGGATAATGAAACGGGAGGCGCAATGTGCGCCGCGAAAATAAACCCAGAGGATGTAGTGTTAGCTGTTCAACATCATAGGAAATTGAAGTATGACGTTTCTGGAACTCTGTCAAACAGTTAGACAGGAAGTTGGGATATCTGGAACTGGCCCAACTACTGTATTAAGTCAGGAAGGACAACTAAAGGTTATTGTTGATTTTGTAATAGCGGCAGATCATCAGATTCAATCGCTTTGGCATGATTGGGATTTCCTTTGGGGTCAATACTCTTCGACTGTAGCCCTTGGAAGCCGATCTCCCGCATTGGGGAAACCTACTGATCTAGGGAGCTGGGATTTTAGGTCTTTCTATCTTGATTACACATCTGATGATGCTACGAACTTATCTGAACTGTCTTATGTTGATTGGAGAGCAGATTACAGACAAGGTACATCAACGAATCAGAATCCTACGTTTTTTGTTATACAACCTGATAACAATGTAATCGTAGAATCTACCGCTGATAAAGCATATACGATAACAGCGGATTACTGGAAAACGCCAACTGATTTGGCGGCAAATGCTGATATTTCTGCAATTCCACCTCAGTACCACAGGATTATTGTTGCAAGAGCAAAAACTATGTGGGCAGAGCGTGAAGAGGCACCAGAAATACTTTTAGCTTCTTCAGCAGAGTATCAGGATTTGCTGGATAAATTGGAATCACAATCGTTACCGGGACAACGAAACAGACGTTTTGGTGTGCTGGACACGGATCAGGTGGTTCGACCCATATGACGAATATCTATAGTGAACTATTAGGAAGGAGTTCATTCCCCTCATCTTCTATGAGGGCGAAGTATTTCCCGTTTACTGGCGGTGAAGTATTAACTGATCCAGCCCTTTCTCAACAGCCCGGTACACTCTTATACGGAAAAAATTACGAGGTGTATCCTGAAGGCGGTTATCGAAGAATAGATGGGTTCGAGCGGTTTGATGGAAAAACAAAGCCTTCTGAAAGCCTTTACTGGATTCTTGAATTCAATGCCGGTACTACGGCTACAGTAGATACCAATGTAATTACTGGCGCAAGTTCTAGTGCAACAGCAGAACTTATTGCTGATGCTGTAGTTGAAAGCGGTTCTTATGCTGGAAATGATGCCGTGGGATATATGGCTGTTGCCTTACTTACAGGAAGTTTCACTGTGGGTGAGAATATACAGGTAAGCGCATCAACAGTTGCCGTGGTCAAGACTATTGCAAATGCATTAGGAGCAACAACAGATGCCCTTGATGATACTTATACTCAAGCCGCTATTGAGAGGGCGAGATCAAAAATAGCAGTTGTTCCCGGTTCTGGGGCTATTAGGGGTGTATGGGTTTATAACGGAACTACTTATGCATTCAGAAATAATGCTGGTGGCACTGCTACCGCTATGTATAAGTCATCTGCAACAGGATGGACGCTTGTTGATCTTGGTAAGTATATAAAGTACAACACTGGAAGTGCCGCAGTAAGTGAGGGCGACACTATAACAGGTGCTACGTCCAGTGCTACTGGCGTTGTTCGACGTGTTGTTATTCAGGGTGGGGCAACTGGAACTAGCGATGCGCGAGGATTGTTTGTTCTTACTGGTGTGACTGGTACATTTCAAAATGCGGAAAACTTACAAGTAAGTTCCTCTACTGTAGCAGTCTCAACTTCTGCCTTGGTTACTATTGCATTGGTTCCCGATGGCACTTATGAATTCATCAATTACAACTTTGGTGGATCAGCAACTACCGTGCGTATGTATTGGGTAGATGGAATGAATACTGCTTTTGAGTGGGATGGAACTTATGCTGTTCCATTGTTCACAGGTATGACTGTTGATACGCCGCGTCATCTTTCTGCCCATAAAAAACATCTATTCGTTTCTTTTAATAAGGGTTCATTACAGCATTCTTCTATAGGTGACCCCTATGGATGGTCGCCTGTTACTGGTGCGGCTGAAATAGGAACTGGTGACGAAATTACAGGCATGATGGTAATGCCCGGTGATGCGATGTCTGTGTTTAATCGAAACCGCATTTACATACTATACGGAACAAGTTCAGCAGATTGGAACCTTAAAACATTTTCTAACGATTCTGGAGCCGCAGAATGGACTATACAGAATCTTACAGAAACGCTTTTCCTAGATGACCGTGGTGTAACTACTTTTTCTGCAGTTAATGCTTATGGAGACTTTTCTATGAATTCCATAAGTAAAAAAATAGCCCCTATTATTCAGGATAAAAAGGGCTTATCAATCTCTTCTGTTCGGGTGAGAACTAAAGGTCAGTACCGTTTGTTTTTTAATGATGGAACCGGAGTGTATGCCACCTTTAGTGGAAACAAATTGGCGGGATTTATTCGAGTAGATTTAGGAAAAGTTATATATAACATTTGTTCTGCGGAGGATGCTCTTGGTGACGAGATTATATTCTTTGGATCAAGCGACGGTTATATATATCAAATGGATAAAGGAACTTCTTTTGATGGCGGTGAAATAGAGGCCATCCTTAGAACTGCTTATTACCATTACGATACTCCAACGAGAGATAAACGTTATAGAAAGGTTCAGTTTGAGTTATCTGCTGATTCCAGTGTTTCTCTTAAATTTCAACCTTCTTATTCATTCTCTGATCCAGATGTCCCAGAGTCTAGAACTAGGGATTTGTCCATTGAGGGTGCTGGTGGTTATTGGAATATCGCTAATTGGGATGCATTTAGATGGACGGGTCAAATTATTTCAACATCGGAAGAGAATATTGATGGGGTAGGTACAAACATGGGAATTCTTATTCTCTCAGAAGCAACTTATGAGCAACCGCACATACTTCAAGGTGTCACTGTGCATTACTCGCCACGGAGGATCAGACGCTAATGGCGAATGACTATTATACAAGACAAGGCTCTTACACAAAGGGAACGCTCGCTAGAGGCGACGTTGTTAAGTCCGATTATGATGCATTGGTTACTGCTTTTGATTTAGCGCAAACAAACATCAAGAGGGCAATCAAACTTCCAGATGAAGGAAGCCCACAGACTGATTTTCTATTTACAGAAAATGCCGCTAACCGTGCTACGAAAGCAATCGGCTTTGACACTGCTGGCGCATTAGAACTACAGGCTGGCGTAGGTAGCTGGGAAGGAACATGGGCTACTAGCACCGCTTACACGTTACGCGATGTTGTGGTTGATGGTGCCGCAGGTGCTAATACAGATAACCTCTATATATGCATTGTCGCTCACACTTCTGGTACATGGTCTACTGATCTAGCCGCCGCTAAGTGGGAGTTGATGGTTAATGTCGCAGATGCTAGAGATTGGGCTAGAAAGACGGATGGAATTGTTGATTCAACTGATTACTCGTCGAAAGCCTACGCTATAGGTGGTACAGGGGTTACTGATACCGCTGGAAAGGGCGCGTCTAAAGAATGGGCAACTGAAACATCTGGAACAGTAGATGGAACCCTTTACTCATCCAAGGAATACGCAGTTGGCACACAAGCATCTACTGGCGGTTCTGCAAAAGATTACGCAGTAAAGGTTGATGGCGGTGTTAGTGGTGCAACATCAGACCATTCATCTAAAGCATGGGCAGTTGGCGGTACTGGAGTAACGGATACCGCATCAAAGGGTGCCGCAAAAGAGTGGGCTACAGAAACTTCCGGCACAGTAGATACATCTTCTTACTCGGCAAAAGAATATGCACAAGGTACACAGGCATCCACGGGCGGGTCTGCGAAGGACTACGCACAAAAGGTTAACGGCGGAGTCAGTGGAGCCACTTCTGACCACTCTTCAAAGGCATGGGCAGTGGGTGGTACAGGCGTCACCACGACAGCCTCTAAAGGTGCATCGAAAGAATGGGCGACGACTACAGGCGGATATGTTGATACCGCTGAATACTCTGCAAAAGAATATGCCATAGGAACAACGGTAGCGGCTGGTTCTGCTAAAGATTGGGCTATGCAAGCCAGCGGAACGGTGGACGGTACATCCTACTCAGCAAAATATAATGCCGATGCCGCCGCGACATCAGCGACATCTGCAAGTTCATCAGCCTCGACTGCAACGACTCAAGCCTCGGCGGCGTCAACATCAGCAACGTCTGCCGCGAGTTCAGCAACATCTGCGGCGGCGTCATATGATTCATTCGATGATCGGTATTTGGGAGTCAAGAGTTCCGATCCCACATTGGATAATGATTCGAATGCGTTGGTCGATGGGGCTTTATATTTTAATACGACCAATAACGTAATGATGGTCTATGATCTTGGGAATACAACTTGGCTTAGAACCACACCAACTTCCACAGATCAAGGACACATCAATACCGTTAGTGGAATCCAAGCGAATGTAACAACTGTCGCGGGAATTTCGAGCGACGTAACTTCAGTAGCGGGTAAGGCAACTGAAATTGGTTTACTTGGTGTTGCTGGTGTAATTACGGATATGGGTATTTTAGGTACTGCCGATGTCGTAGCAGACATGAACACCCTTGGTACGGCAGATGTAGTTACAGACATGAATACTTTGGGAACCGCCGACGTAGTAGCCGACCTAAATACTCTTGGAACAGCAGACGTAGTAGCAGATATGAATACATTGGCTACGGCTGGAAATGTCACTGCGATGGATAACTGTTCAGGATCAATTGCTAACATAAACACAGTTAGCGGTTCGATTGCTAATGTGAATACTACGGCATCCAACATAACTGGAGTCAACAGTTTTGCCGAGCGGTATAGGGTTGAATCTTCTAATCCTACAACTTCTTTGGACGAAGGCGATCTGGCATATAACACAACTTCCAACGCTCTATCTTATTACGATGGTACTTCATGGAACGCAATCACATCCGATACAGACGTAAAGGTTGGAGTGAGTTCTAATGACACCACGGCAGGTTACTTAAACGGAAAACTTGTAGCCGGTACTCTGGTTACATTAACTGAAAACAGCGATGGCGGTAACGAAACTTTAACAATTGCATCTACTGGAGATGCTTCGGGGACAGGTGTTGCGATGGCAATAGCCTTGGGGGGCTAACAAATGGCAAATGATTTTCAAACGAAAGAACTGGCGTTAACTACCAGTTTTCAAGCATTGGTTCCTTCTGATACGACGGGAGAGAAAACGGTACACGCTATCTATTTCTCCAATAAGGATGGAACCAACAGCGCAGATGTTTACTTGAGCCTGTATGACAACGCGGGGACGCCAGCGGAGAAAGCAAAGATTCTCCACGCGGTGCAAGTTCCAGCGGGTAGTACGTTGGTGGTTGAGAAACCACTCAACCTAACGTGCAGTGCTACGGGTGCAACCGCTAGGCAGTTATACGCAAAGGCATCTGCAAATGGCGACATAGATGCTGTGGCTTCAGTACTCTACATGACATAAGGGTGGCTAAATGTCTTATCTAGGAAGAACTCAAAACAAATCGAGCGATATTCGCAGATTTGATGTAACCAGTTCTACATCTGCTACGCACACGTTAACGTGGACTCCCCCCAATGAGCAGTCCCTTATAGTCACGATTAACGGTGTTAAACAGCATGAGGACGCTTACTCAGTCTCCGGTACTACGCTCACCCTGACATCGGCCTTGGTTGCTGAAGATAAACTGGAAGTCATCGGTATCAACGATATCGGAACTACGATTACTCCAGCGCAAGGTTCAGTAGATACAGACCAACTTGCTAACGATGCTGTTACTTCTGCAAAGATAGTAGACGGAACTATTGTTAATGATGATATAAATTCATCTGCGGCTATAGCAAATAGCAAAATGGCTTCTGATACTACTGATGCATCTAATATCTCATCCGGTAATTTAGCGGTAGCCAGACTTAATTCAGGAACATCAGCGTCTGCTACTACTTTTTGGAGGGGTGATGCAACATGGGTTACACCAACAGATACTACATACAATGACGCAGCAGTTCTTAATGATATAGCCACTCTAGCATTACATTCCGCCGTTCAGAATAATCAAGCAGCCTATAACTTATCTAATGCTTTTATAGATCAATATGAGGACAGCAGTGGTATTGATGTTGCAACCGATTGCTCCAGAGTTGCATCTGGAGAATATGTGTCTACGATTTACACTACTGCTGGTAATGACTCTTATACAGTTCTACTCCTACATTGCGATGGGGCTGATGATGGAACTACTTTTACTGATTCTTCAGCATCTGGACATACTATAACGGAATCAAGTGCTGTTACTAAAACCGCAATTAAAAAGTTTGGAACAGCGTCTGCTTACTTTAGCGGCAGTGCAATGCTAAACGCACCAGATGGAAGTGATTGGGTTTGGGGTTCTGATCCTTGGACAGTAGACACGTGGGTTTATAATGATAATCAAAGTACCTTAACTAGATTATTTTCATATATTGGAGCAGGCCCGGTGTATGGACTTTATTGCCGTCCAAGTGGCCAATTTTACTACGGCGGCTATTCACCCGCTCTTTCTCTTGATGGGTTTGATGTTGATTATGCCGATAATACATGGACACACCTAGCATGGGATTATGATGGATCAGGAACTGCAAGAAGTTATGCTAATGGTGTGGTTCAAAAGACTCAGACTGGTATTTCGGGTTCAGGAACAGATGCAAGCGCAACTTTTAGAATTGGTAACGCATCAACATCCTCACAGTACTACATTGGTTATATGGATGAAATCCGTGTATCAAAAGGAATCGCTAGATATGAGGGGGCATTTACGCCGCCTACTGAGGGGTATGGTGTGACCAGTACAAATGCTGCAGGAAACTATACATCTACTACAGAAACAGCTTCCGCAACAGTTAGTGAGATGGGAATTGTTGTTCTTTATAAAAATGCGTATGGAACAGCGACTCTAAATACAGATTTGATTGCAGCGATATCAGCGGATGGTGGAAGTAATTACACTACTACAACCTTAACTGCGGCTGGAACCTTCTCCACAGGGATAAATATAGCGGTGGCAAATGGAGTCAGCATAAGCAATACTGGAACAGCACCAAAATATAAAATTAGTTTTGCTAATCAATCTGCATCATCAAAAGAAACCCAAGTCTATGGCGTTGCACTACTCTATTAGGATAAAACATGGCTAGAACAACAATCAGAAGCGAAGATATCGCTGACAGCGAAATAACCTCTGCGAAGATAGCGGATAGCACAGTAGTAGCGGCAGACGTTGCTGATGATTCCATCACTAATGCCAAGATCAAGTCAGACGCATCTATAGCGGCAACCAAACTAGCAGGTACTCTGGATTTATCTTCCAAGACGGTAACGCTACCAGCGGCATCAGTTACCGCGCACGTTACCCAAACTGATCTTTCTCCTGTTAGGAATGACATAGCAACGCTCGCACTGCACTCAGCGATTGCCGACAACAAAGCGGCTTACAACTTATCGAATTCCTTTATAGACCAGTTCGAGGACAGCACAGGTATTGATGCCACAAGCACAACGATAAGAGATACTACGAGCGAATATGTTTGGTGTGCCACTGCATCATCGACAGAAACTTTAGGCTATAACGACAGTTTAACAATCGCTTATAGCACTACCGGCGGATCCACCCATCTACAGTCCTCAGGATCGTATTTAGAAAATAATAGTCTCAGTACAACCTATGGTTGGTATTTTATTGGGGGTTCTGGCATTGCATATCTTATTTATGATATGACCAAACCAGTTGTTTTGTCGGAAGCGCAATTTCATTCTTTCAATACAGCGGCGCGTCCTAAAGATATGTATTTGGAATGGTCGTCAGACAATTCATCTTGGACAGAAGTAGTACCGACTGGGGTTGTTTCTGGTTTGGGTGGTTCAATAAGTGGAAATAAGTATACCGCTGACAATACTGACGCGTGGAAGGGGATTACCTTTAGCGCACTCTCCGCAAGATATTGGCGATGGAGAGGGGAAACTGTTCACAACAACGGCAACAACTACGCAGGGATTTCTGAAACGAAATTTCCGAGTGCGTACTATTACACTGTTAGTTCTTCTGGAAACTATACATCTACCACTGAAGCCTCTGTCGCATCCGTTAGTTCAATGGGAATTGTTGTGCTTTATAAAGATGCCTCTGGCACAGCATCTCTGAATACCGATCTCATTGCACAGGTTTCAGCCAACGGTGGCACGAACTACTCAAACGCCACGCTTGTTGCGGGTGGAACATTCTCGACTGGAATAAAAATAGCGGCAGTCAGTGGCGTTTCGGTAACAGCGGGAACTACGCCAAAATACAAAATATCTTTTGCCAACCAATCTGCGGGTAGTAAAGAAACGCAGATACACGGCGTTGCACTACTCTATTAGGAATTAACTATGGCATTAACAAAAGTAAAGAGCGGTATGAGAACGCTGGCAACCGATGAAGTTACCGCAACAGAGATTGCCGCTGGTGCAGTCGATACTGCGGAGATCGCTACCGATGCAGTGACTGCAAACGAAATCGCGGCGGGTGCTGTCGCGGCATCAGAGATCGCATCGACGTTCGATATTTCATCCAAGACGGTAACGCTACCGGCGGCGGCAGTTACTGCTCACGTTACAGCCACAGATATAAAGCCACTGGAAAACAACATTGCACTGTTGGGATTTTATCGAGCCATCGATAACAACAAGGCAGTGTACGAAATGCAAGATGTTGTCATCGATAATTTTGAAGATGCGACGGGTGTTACGTCATCTACAAACGGCAGTCGAGATGCTACGGGTGAATACTACTCGCTCGAAGGCGATGGAACCTTTGGCTACGGAGACAGTATTTCAATTACTTGGACAGCATTTGTTTCGGGTGAAGCCAGTCCACGTTCAGTCCCAAATTTAGAAGATAACAGCACTGCATATGCTAACGGAACTGGTGCCACATCGAACTGGCAAATTCAAGCCGATCTTGGAGCGGAGTACAACATAACAGGGTGGCAAGGTTACCACTCACAAGCAAACGGCATGGTTGCTACGGCACAGATGATGACTAAAGACTCCGCTTGGTCTACGTCAACTTGGAACGATGGCACGGCAACCATCAATACATCATCCGGTGGATTGACCGCATCAACAGGAATTACCAGTGTTAGCGGAACCACGATCAATGTCACCAACGGAACGGGATGGAAGAAAGTAACGTTCAGTGGCGTCACCACACGTTATATCGCTTGGCAAAACATGACGACTCAAGTGGGTAACGGGAATCACTACTGCGAGGAAGTTCAGATTTTTCACCGCTCACCTACCAACGCGACTGGCAACGTTATCAGCACGACCACTACTGCAAAAACTCAGCCGACTAAAGCCAGTGGTTTATTAATGATTGAGAACGCAGGTGGTACGGCAGTGCTGAATACAGACATCAAGATGTACGCCAGTCGGGATGCCTCTACATACACGCAAGGTACTTTGGTAGACGAAGCAACATGGGGAACTAACAAAAAAGTTTTAGCCTTCAACGACCTCGACATCTCTGGACAACCCTCCGGCACATCGATGCGATGGAAACTCGAATGGGCGAACCAAGCAACCGCCAAGAACACGCGCATCCACGGTGTTGCGCTCATGTGGAAATAAAAATATGAGTTACATAGGAAACGAACCGAGGTTTACTCAGTTCCCATCTAAGTTCTTTAATGGGGACGGCTCCGCAATGACGGTGACCCTAGACTATGCTCCACCTAATGATGCCGCCTTACTGGTCTTCATAGACGGGGTAAGACAGGATACTGATGCGTATAACTGTACAGGAACGAGTTTAACTTTTACTGGCGCAGTACCCACTGGAACCGCTAACGTACAAGTAGTTCACATGGGGCTGACGCTGGACGTAGGTGTACCCGGTGATGATACAGTCACTGCGGCGAAGATTCAGGATGATGCAGTAACGTCTGCTAAAATAGTAGATGGTGCAATCGTGAACGCCGACATCAATGCGAGTGCGGCGATTGCACAATCCAAACTGGTAAACATAGTGGACGCAGACATAGATGCGTCAGCGGCAATCGGTGCGGGTAAGTTGGCATCGACTCTTAACTTGGCGAGCAAGACAGTTACATTACCAGCCGCATCAGTTACTGCTCATGTAACTGCGTTCGATGACGTTCCAATACGAAATGACATTGCGACTTTAGCACTACACTCAGCAATCTCTGATGACAGAGTAGCCTTCAATTTATCCAACGCCTTTGTGGATCAGTTCCAAGATGATACCGGACTGGATGTAGAAACATCGACTGACCGACACGCAAGTGAATACGTGAAGATTGCGGCAGGGGCAGAGACACTACTTGCACATGATGTTGGAACCATCGACTCCACAAATTTCACTGTGGGTAGCACACCTGAAAACCTCTACGACGGCATTCATTCGACTACCGCGGGGGCTACAGCCTCTGCAGAACCGAGTTGGGTTATTTATGATTTTGGTTCGGGGAACGCAAAACTTCTAACCAAGACCATAACGTATGGGCGTGAAAACAGTGGGGGATATGGTGGTTACGATTACTACGATCCAAGTATAACGATCAATGTTTTAGGGTCTAACGATAATAGTAGTTACACCGACTTGGGTGGTGCTGTTACTTTTACGGACACGGCATCTCCAAACCCTCAAACCATTACGCACACGACGACGACTGCTTATAGATATGTCAAAACAACATTGTCTGCCGGTGACATAATGACTGAAGTACAACATTACAACGTGCCAGATGTTGCGGCTGGTAATTTTACGTCTGTTACTCAAACCGCTTTAGCAACCGTTAGCAAGATGAGCATCATCGTGCTTTATAAAAATACTCTAGGCACGGCAACGCTTAACACAGATTTGGTTGCGTCAGTTTCATCCAATGGGGGTACAAATTACAACGCCGCTACACTGACTGCGGGAGGCACATTTTCGACTGGGATTCTTATTGCTAAATCGAACGACATAACAATCAGCAATACCGGCACTGCCCCTAAATATAAAATTGCTTTCGCTAATCAAGCAACAGCAACTAAAGCGACAGAGATACACGGTGTGGCACTTCTTTATTAGGAATAAAACATGGCGATCACAAAAGTAACTTCTGGGGTTCGAGACATCGCAACTGGCGAAGTCGTAGCGGGTGACTTGGGGTGGAGTTAATATGACCCTAATACCCGTAGATAATGTCGAATGAGAATTAAATCCGTCCTGATAGCCGCCTTCATGGCGGCTTTTTTAATGCCCGTTCAGGCGAAAATGTTCCCTACAGAATTCCCGATCAAGAGTGTCTGTTGGAACGATGTTGATGAGGCCATTACATATCATCAAGAAGTGTTAGGCGAGTACCCTATTGGAAAGGGGTGGATCAATAACAAACAAGGCCCATCATTTGGAGCCATCATGTTTAACCCCAACAAACCTTCTTGGACGTTCCTAAGTTTTCATAAGGGGGAAGAGGGCGTAATAGTTTGCGCTATTACTGGTGGAACTGTTTGGGAAATAATACACCTCGGAGATGAGGGTGGGAAACTAGAGTTATGAGCAACGGGAACCAACTGAATAAAAGCCTGTCTGTAGGACACATAGTGGCCACGGTAGGTTTGATAATCGGTGGTTTCACGTTTATATACGATCTAAGGGAGAGTGTGGCAATACAGGAATTTCAGCTTACTTCTTTAGAAGATAGGATGGGAAGGATAGTCGAAAGAACCGATGACCAATTTGATGCCATAATGAGTAGATTTAACGTATTAGAGGAGAAATTAGATGCACTTGTTTTATCTACCCACATTAACGAATGATGTTGAGTGGAAAAAAATTGCTTTACGCACCTACTTGTGCTGGTCTGTCTGTGTTGACATGGCGGCTTTAGCGGGAATCCTTTGGTATATATTTAAGTGAGGAATAATTATGGCAGTTGAAGATAAGAAAGTTATTGAAAGCCCACTTCAGAATGTTGCTATGAAAAAGGTTTATGAAGCTAAGAAGAAGGCACAAGAAGTAACGACAGATACCAAGCCAACTTATCCAGCAGTTAAAACTCCATCAACATTGAAAACAGTAGGCAAGGGGACAGATTTCAAAATGGGCGGTTATCCAGAAGGAGTTCCACCCGGTGCTAATAAAACGCGGTGGGATTATGATGATGTCTCTAAAAAGTACTTGATAGGAGATGCCAAGGAATCAAAACGGCGTTCCCTATGGGACAATTACCGATCAATTCATAAAAAGCAGGGCAGACGCGCATCTTCTTTTGTTAAAGAAGTTATGTCGAAGCCTAGCGTGAGAAGTATGAAATATGGCTAAAGTAACTTTTGACCAATGGAAGGAAAACGTAACGTGGAAGGGCGTTAGGTTAGGTGAGGATGAATCCTCTGATGAGGCGATGTATCAGAACTATTCGACTGAGTACGATGCCGCTGATGCCGCCGCTCAGAAGGCGATGAATGTTTCCCACGGATTTTCCAAATTTAATACAGAAGCTGGCGACAATATATTAGATTGGGAAGACAAACCAGAAGGGCCGGGAGAATGGGAAGCCCCAGACGAGCCATCATATACTCCGCAACTTGGCGGGGCTACTACTGTAGACGAATTTGGTTATGGTAAAACGGCTGTTGCTGGACAACCTGTTCTGCCTACTCCGTTAACTATTCCGGCTCCAGATCAGAGGGCTGTTAAGCCAGAAGAATTGGTTGAGCATAGACTGACTGAGTTTATGAAGGAGTCAAACCCTTTCACTCAAATGGCTATTACTCAGTCTAAACAACAGTCAATAGCGGCGGGGCAATTCAATACCAGCATGATGATTGATTCTGGTCTTTATCTTGCCGCCAAAGTAGGACTTGATGTAGTTAGGGACGACGCCGCATGGATTCGCGCTCAAAAACTTGAGAACCAACGAGCCGCGAATAATTTCCTCTTTGAAGACTGGAAGACTAAAAATCAATTCACGCTGACTGATTATGGCGCAAGAATAACCACCTACAATCAGGCATTAGAGAAAGCCCATACCAAAAATGAGAACGCCCTAGAAAGATATTGGAAGAAAGAGCAAAATCGACTGGACAGGGAACTAACTGTTTGGCGTGATCGGTACAAAGGTTCATTAGAAAAATGGTTGGCTGATAAAGAGTACACAGCCGACGAAACTTCAGGCATGAAAGACTGCGTGGAGAATGCATTACAAAGATGGCAGACGGCTGTTGCCAATATTGATCTTGAATACACAAAAGACGAGATGAGTGTTGACGCTTACAATCATGCTATCCAAAGTGCGTCTCAAATGAGGGATCGAGAGGTATCTGCCTGTAGGCTATGATACGTGATGCGACCTTAAAAGACATTCCAGAGTTAATAGAGTTCCTGAAACCCTTCCACGATGAGGGGGGCTATATGGACATATCTATTGACGCGAAGGTTATGAAAATTAACCTTCAAAATATGCTCTCTTCGCCCATGCATAAGATATGGGTCGTGGAGAGAGATGGCGAAATATGTGCCTCTCTTGGCGTTGTCAGTACGGAAATATGGTATTCCAAACGGCATTACGCCACAAATCTATTTCTTTGCTCTAACAACAAAGGTAAAGGATCGGCTGGCTTTCTCTTGAGGAAGTTTAAGAAGTGGTGTGATTCCCGACCAATAATCAGGGATGTCACTCTGGGAATAACTAGCGAAATAGGTGATATAAAACGTGTTGAACAACTTTATCAAGCGATTGGATTCAAACGCCTCGGCGGTTTATTCAGGTTAAAAATATGAGTTTATTCAAATCTACTAAGAAGAAAGGTTTCTTTTCCAAGTTTAAGAAGATGGTAAAGAAAATTGCAACGGTGTTGCTGATAGCCGCCGCTGTATATTTCGGCGGAGCATACTTAATGAGTATGGGAGCCGGACATGCCCAAGCCGCATCCGTGGCGGGGTCGTTTACCAAATCTGCTGGCGTCTGGAAATCTTTTCTTTCTGGAATAACGAATGGAACTGCTTCATCTTCCGCCGTTGCATATGCAGAAGCCTCGTATAAGGCTATGCAAACCGGTGCTACGGTAGCAGAGTCAGCACTCGCTGGAACTGTCGCATCTCAGGGTGTTGGTCAGAGTTTACAAGTTAGTGATGCTATCAATAATGGTGTAGCGGCTGTAAATGATAGTAGACAATTAGATGCAACTTCTCCCGATATACCCGTATTAAAGAAGGTCAATCAAATTGTAGGCCAAAGGTCTGTTGAAGAGGTTGTTGAAGAAGTTGATCCGAATACCACCACAAATTTAATCACTGGACAGACAGTTGATCGTGGTACTGATATCAGTGCGTCTTCTATAAATGCGGCGGCAAATCGTGAGGTAGCCGATACAGGGGGAA